ACTAAGAACGCTTGGCATACCAAGGCTGAGTGGCGAGGCCACGCGCAACGAAATCGCATCGTCCAGATGTCTCCCGCCAGCTTCAACTTCTCGCTCAGACGGCTGGCGTCTTATCTCAAACTGGCCCGGAAGCTAATTCCAGGTCTGTGGCGCGATGGACTAGACGCGCAGCGCATGACCGGTTTCGAATTCAACTACGAAGCCGACATCTCCGGGTACGACAAATCGGTACCCGCCTGGCTTCAGGTGGCAATCGCCGAATCTTGGAAACGAGTCTGGCCACACCTTACCGCTGAAATCGACTTCTGGATTTCATGCGAAAGGCGAGGCCTGATCACACCCGACTGGGAACTAGACAGCAACCACTGTGCAGTGGTATCCAGTTTGGGCGGCACCCGGACCGGGCTTAAACTGACATCAGAGATTGGTACGTGGGCAGGTCTGTGGGCAACACTGACTGCACTCCTGGACCAGGGCGTCGACATTTCCACTTGGCCGGCCTCTCCCGTCTTCACATCCCTGCAACAAGGTGACGACGTCCGAATCGGCAGCCATAAGCAGCTTGACCCAGACCAATGGGCCGCCTCCTTCCTGACCTTCAACCTCAAGTGCGACCTCGTGCTAGGCGACGGCTTCCTCGCCAAGCACACCATCAACGGGTTAGCCACCCCAATCGCTGGGCGCTTGGTCCAGCAGACTATGAGCAATGAACATGAGCCGAGAGGTCGCAGCTCTTTGGGCATCTCTTATATTGGCTTCCTTGCTCGCGTCCAAGGATGGGAGGCCTTACCACCCAGGTATCAGCAGGCCATCTGGAGTGTCATTCGACACGCCAAATGGATCAGAGATACCGGCGTGGGAGGCATCGCACCACTGGTCAAATTCCTCCAGGGTCCAATCGCCCAAGAGGAGATACGCACCGCCCTTTTGACTAAACAAGGGCAATCCTGGCTGGAAGAGGAAGCCAGGACACCAGATCGCAACGTAACAGCCCAAGCGATCCTCGCCCTTGCCCAGAAGCTAGGCGTTCCCGTAAGCGCAGTCAGCAGCCTGGACCGCGACGTCGATGCACTAATCCGGTCAAGTCTTACACTCCCAGAACCTGAAAAGCTCCAACTCGCCAGCGAGGGATGGGCTGCCTTGAACTCCGGACCAACAGCCGGCGTTAATTGGGCTAGACGGCTCACCCAACGCATCAATCTTCATCTTAACCTACCTGACGAGACAAACGAACTCACCCCAGCAGAGGAGGACACCTATGAACACTGACCGAG